CTTTAGCCTCTACAATCACGGTTTCCGGTTCCCAGTAGTGATATTGCTCTAATGCAACATTCTTAAGATCTGGAAAGTCATACCTACCTTTGTGAGCATCTAAAAGTATTATTGCTTTTTCGTAACCGTCTACCGGTTCAAAAATACCCCAAGTGGTAATAGCAGAATAGTCAGCAGATTCTTTTTTAGAAAATGCAGTATCATAAGATTGTATCACGTGTAGTAGTTTTGGAAGATTATCCCTATCCCAGTCTTGCCACCATTCCCTTTTAATGATTGCACCTTCTTCTGAGGTTGGGTCCTGCATATACTGTGCGTTCCAGTTCTTAACTGAAATAGAAGCTTTGACACCGTCTAGGTCTTCTTTAGACCAATACTCAGGCCATACAGGTTTATCGTCATCTAGAATTGCAGGAAAAGAAATTACTTTCCATTGATCTGATTTAACACCAGATTGTGCTCGGATGAGCCTTCCTGTTAAATCATCGGTAGCCCAACGAGTCATTACAACTAGGATCCTACCTCCTGGTTGTAAACGTTGTCTGGGTCCTGAACTGTACCATTCGTAAGCACGTTCCATAGCAGTATCCGACAATGAGTCTTGCTCAGTATGTGGATCATCAATAATAAGCAAATCGGCCCCTCGACCTGTGATAGATCCGCCAACACCCGCTGCAAAGTATTCACCACCATGATTGGTTTCCCACCTGCCTTTTGCTTTACTGTCTTCTCTTAAAGTAACATTACCAAAAACTTCTTTATACTCCTTGGTAGCCATTAAGTTACGAACCTTACTACCAAACCTTGAAGCTAGTTCTGCGTTGTGGGATACCTGCATAATTTTTTTCTTTGGATACTTTCCGATATACCAAGCGGGAAATAAATAAGATGCAAATTCTGATTTAGTATGTCTAGGAGGCATATTGATGATGAGCCTCTTTGCATCACCATCTGCTATTTTATGAAAAGCTTCAGCAATAATCTGATGGTGCCCCTTATTCTTAGGGTCCTTCCTACAAATAAAATCTTCCCACATTGACTCAACGAAAACTAAAAAATCATCTTGGCATAACTTGATCCACTCTAATTGTTTTTTAAGAATAATATCTTTTATTTCTTCTTCTGTAAGGTTTTCTATATTCATACCGTTTGGGACCCTAGTATATGAATGTATTATGCTTTGTAAACCTCTTTCGCCAAAAAACCTAGCCAGGCAACGCGAACCCTGATGGCATAAAAATTAAAAGTAGTTTTGTAAATGCTATGAGCCTTGTAATAGGTACAGGCTAGATACACCAATGGCGCGTAGTATAACGCGCCATTGTTAAGTGTTAATTATTCTGTGTTGTGTATTGCTTGAACAAGTGTACTAAACTTCTTTAGTATGTTGTCCTTGAACTCGTCAACGATTGGGTTGCCAACGTTCTCAAGTATATGCTTTTCACACTCGCCCATTAACAACTGAAACATGATTTCATAATTCAACTGTTTCTTTTGTCCATTGTCCACCACCATGTCAGCAAGTGAAGTAGGTGCATTAGAGTTTAACTTCTCACTCAATACATTAGCTATGTTAATCAAATCATTATTGGGCATTTGATACCTCGCCAATAGCTTTGTACTCACAATAAGCAATTTGCTTTTGGTGTGCATTGTATAAATCTAAATGTGATAATTTAAATTTATCTTTATCAAAAGATTTTCTAACTCTGTTAATCTTTTGAATACCAAAACTATTTCCATTCTCATCTTGAACAATAACTAGATTTTGGTTTGTTCTCTCAAATAGATTAACAATGTGTTCTTTCATACTGTCTAACTCTTTGTTAAGTCTATTTGCTTTTAGCTTTAGTGTTGCGTATGCAAGAACTATTTTTTTTTCGTCTTGCTTTAGCTTTTTTGCTGTTTGCATTTTTACCTCTTTGTTAAGTTATACAATCTTATGATTGCCCTATTCTTATATATCTTATCAAATCTTATGCAATAGTTAATTCATCTTTTTTTTATCTTTTTTATTAAGTCTATCAATAATGGTATTAACATTCGGCTCTACCTCTAGTTGTGCTTTCATTGTATTAAACATTTTTTCTAACATATTGGTGAACTCGTCCTGCGTCTGCTGTCCAGATTGTTTAGTCTTATCCTTATCAAACTTGGCACTACGAGAACGAGGCGAGGCGACATTGTCGCCTCGTTTAATATCTTTCGGCATTACCAACTGCACCAATATTCAACGACCTTTTTCTCGTTGATAGCTTGTTCACAAAATTTCAAGAACTTGATATCTTGTTCCTTGTACTCTTTAACACTATCCTCTTGAAACTGTTGCCCCCAGAAAAATCCGTCTTCGGCAACGTAGTCCTTAAAGCCCTCTTGAATTTGTTCGGCTAACTCTTTGACGACTTCTTCGGTCATATAACAAGGGGCTTCACAATCTCCATTAAAACCTAAATGTGAAAGGTGTCCCTCGTGTTCATGGTGTGCGTTTTGTTCGTCCCACTTCTTCGCCATGAACTGTTGTAGTCTTGCGTGTTTTCTCCACACAAAAACATTTTCTTTATCTCCGTAATCATCATCAGAATAGTATTGTTCCCAATCTACCTTTTGACCTCGAAGGTGTGCGTGTTGATCTAGTCCCATAACTTTTCTCCTATTTGTTAGTTTGTTCTATCTCTTATCAAATCCCATATATCAATGCAACTATTATCTTTTAGAATTATTCTAAACTAGAAACCCTAACCTTTTTACCAGCAGGTGCGTCTGCACGGGGGTCAAACTCCATAGTAATCCAACACAGATGTTATCCATTTGCTCAAACGAGACCGAGCTTTACCACGCTGATTTCCCAGCGCCAGTCCTGTACTCCGTCAGAGTAAGTTACGCTGCCTGGATCCAGCTCTAGAAACGAGACGACATGTGGGTATCAGAGTATACCAACGAGCGAGAGCATCAGGATCCCAGTGCCAGCTAATGTAAAACTGGGAAACATAAACAGAAGGCACAGCCAAACGACAACGAAGGTCACGCTTCAGCTCCAGCTGCAGGTGCCAGTTCTTGCAGCTCCTGGGCCCGAACTTTAACCGCCCACCAAACGAGATCGTTAACCAATCCAGTTAGCGAGGTTGGATCTTCGGATATGTGCTGTAGAAACTCACCGTTCTTCAGTCCAGCTGCATCCGCGTGGTCCTGGACCAGCTGCCAGATCTCCTCCTGATGGTGATCATGAAACGCAATTGTTTCCGAGTAGTACGTGATACCGGCAACGCCACCTGCGCAGCCGTGTTTGGCAATGTCTGCAATTAAACCTATGTCCTGCTTTTGATACTCAGCGAGGCATTCCTTTATGCTTGGCATCAGAAACCATTCCTTCAGTTCATCAGTCATCCTTCACCTCCGACTCTTTCCACGTGTTACCATTTGCAATGCAGCGCGTGCCCCGGCCACCAGTCAGTGCATATACTTTTCCTTCTTCAGGCTTGTTGGCCTCTTCGACATCGTTGTGTGGGACTGTCTCTTGAATCGCTTTTTCTTTATCCATGTTGCTCTCCTTATATATTTAATGAAATAATACCTGTGCCAAATAAGATGGCCAGATATATTGCTGTTGTGTAAATGATAATCATCAGACCTTACATAAGACCTGATGGGATATATGTCAAGGCCTTTCTTTGATTTCTTTTAATCTTTCTTCAAACGACCATTTCTTTTCCATAGGAAGTTCTTTTACCACAGCTTCTACCAGCGTGGTGAGCTCAGTCACCTGCTGCTGTAGCTCATCTACTCTCTTGTTGTATGAACGAGCTTTGTTCTCTCCTCGAACGAGATCGAGGGCATCGAAATCTATTGCCATTGTTTCTCCTTTGTTTAGTCTGACCATACGACATCATGGGATATCAGTCAAACAGAACTTTTACAGCGAAGGAGATCCCAGACCCCCCTGAGAAGTTACGCTGCGGGGGCTCACCAGTGACCAGTAAACGAGAACGAGGTTTGTCATAAAACGAGAACGAGAAACGAGAGCTACGCTGCCTGGTCCCGTTACCAGGCCACGTTAACAAAGAGGTAAAATGTAACGTGGCCAGGAAACGAGAACGAGAACTACGCCACCTGCTGTTCAGGATCACGCTGCACCAGCTCCTGAAGGATGCGCTGCTGGACCGTGGGCCATTGATAAGGAAACGAGAACGAGAAACGAGGGACAAGGGAACGAGGATCAGTGAACAGTGACACCGGTCTGTACAGTTTAAGACGTCTTTCAGAGAGGGTCTTACCCAAGTTCTCATGAAGTAAAAATACAGTTCCACCAGCCTTTACATATCGGTTAATCCAAACAATTTGCCATCGATTTAGTTTAGGATAATTTGATTTATCAGATTTTAATTCTATCCAAAAAACACCTTGTTTATGCACACCATGTACATCTGGTATTCCATTGATTGAGCTAGATTCTATGCGAGTTAAAAACATTTGGTTAAGTCCTTCCTTGACCTTTTGCCAAAGTCTGCTTTCTGGATTTTTTCCTGACATAAATTAACTTAACTTTTTTATTTCTTTAATCACTGAGTTAGGAATAATAGTAGTATTACCGATACTTTCAATATCTTTTCCATTGTCTGAAAATGAGTAATCTCCAAAGATTCTTGTAACACCTTTTGCTTGACTGAGAAGATGACCTTTGGTGATGCAGGTGGCTAAGTTAGATTTTTTTAATGAATCAAAGCTAGTCCACGAGCTATCCGAGACGATATCAAACCATTCCACAGAAACCATTGGATATTTTTCTATTTCGCTTTTGGTTTTTTTAGGAATTGCTATTTTTTTTCTCATCAACCTTTACCTCTACAACACCTACACTTGTAAACATTGAGTTATGTTTTTTATTAAACAATTTTATAAACTCAGACCAACTAGCTTTCTTCAGAAACGTCTGTGACTTCAACTGTCTTGGCGTTATACCCATCGATCTTTTGGGATAACTCCTTAAGTTTGTTTTCAAGTTCTTCACGTGACATACCCTCCAAACCACTTACTCTGACTTCTTTTCTATCAACGTAAGCACCGGCTAATTGACCAGATCTATATTCAGCATTAATTGCAGCAGCGTATTGTTTATCTTTTTCTGCTTTATCTGAAATTCTATCTAATCTTTTAAATCGTCTAAGGTTGTCACCTTCATATTTTTTTAATTCTTGATCAAATCTTTTATCAAAATACTTTGCAACGTGAGGACTTGTTTTTCTTGAAAGTAATTGAGATGCAGTTGATTTTGCACTATTCTCATCTTTACAATCGTAACCAGCTCTTTTTAAAGCTTCATGTTGTGTAATTGATCCCCAATCCTTAACTAAAATTTCTACAAACATTTTTTGTTTTGGAGTAAGATCTAAATCAGTTCTTAGCTCTTTCTTTTTTAATCCACCAGGCATTATCTTAATTTGGTTTTATCTCTTGTAGTA